CTGTTATAGAAACATTTGAAGTTACTGTATGAGTATGTTCTTTTACAGAATATCCGCTTAAATCTACTTCTGTAGTACCTATTTTTTCCCAAGAATATGTTTTAGTAGAAGTTTCAGATTCAATAGTAATATACTCATCATAGATACTTGAAGTATCACTATGAGTGTGAGCTACTAAATAAATCTTACCCATAGTATCTGCACTTGCAGTAGGTAATGTATCTACTTTTTCAAGAGTAATACCTAAAGCAATTAAATCTCTTGCTCCTTTATCTACTAAATCATAAACAGTTCCATTAGGTAATTTAATTTGACTAATATTTGCCATTTATGTTAATCTCCTTTATTTTAATTTTTAAAAAAGTTTAATAATCCATCTGTATTTTCATCAATAGCTACATCTAATAAAGAAGGCTTATCTAATAAATCATTATAAGAACCTGAAAAAGCTACATTTGATAAATCTTCTTTTTTAATTGTAGTATTAGTAAATTCTCCATTTTGACTAAATTCTATATAAATAGTTTTAGAATAGTCAAGTGCGGAAATGCCTAGGTTAGTTGCTGTCACTAAGCTAGTTCCCGCCCATTCAAATAAACAATTTGTTGCTTCATATATTTCAATTGAAATAGTTCGGCTATATTCTTCTTTTGTATTACTTAAATCTATGCCTAAATAATGCTTGCCTCCATTATTAAAACCATCTTGATTTAAAAGATATAAAATATTGTTGGCTATACATCTTAAACCTAAATCATAAATTGTATTCTTAGCCTCATAAGTTCCTAAGCTATCCCCAATTCCAGATAAGAATATGTCTGCATACTGAGTAGCACCTGCCGCCCCCGCAACATCAGCATAAATTCTAAATTTTAATGTCCAAGAAGAATTAAAATCAATAGGTTTAATAGAAGCATAATACATAATATTATCTTCTTTTAAAACATTATCAAATTCTCTTGACATTAAAATATTAGAACTTTTAGCAATACAAACCCATTCATTATTAAGATAGCGCCATAAACTTGCATTATTTTTAATAAAATAGAATTTACTAGGTAATGGAGCTAATACAAAAGTCAATTCATCTTCATCATCTAATTCAATAAAATCTGAAATTTGGATTCTATCTCCATTAAAATCAAAATAAAGATTTTTACCATCCTTCTCTAGTATAAGCTGACCATCTGATTTAGAGACTTCCTCTAGCTTAGATTGGATGGTGTCAATCAATTTTAATTGTGCCATGAAGCCTACTCCTTTCTAACTTACCAATTAATCCAATTTATTAAACTATCTGCATAAGTTTTAACTGCTTCTTCTGTTGCTAAAGTATTGCTATCTGCGGACTCTGATAATGTAGCTCCTCCAACAGAGATACCTTCAGCCTTAAGATTACCTGTTGTATCATATAAAGCAACTTCATTTTCATGATTTGCGCCAACTTTATCAGCTTTTCCGCTTATATCTGTATCAGTAACACTTACATATAAACCGTCATCTTTAATAGTAAGATGATTTCCTTCTGTTGCACTTACTTTTACATTAACAGAAATCTCATTATCAACAATAGAAGTTGTAGTTGAATCAGTATCTTTAGAAGTGTATATATCTACTAAAGAACCAACAGGTATCTTGATTACTTCATCTTCATTTGCATATGGGTCTTCAGCACCTTTTTCTGCTATACTTAACCATAATTCATGTTTATCATTATCAGTATCCTCAACATACTTACCAGCAGTTACAACTAAATCTCTATCACCATATTTTTCTTTTAAATAATTATCTAACGCGCGGGCGGTCGGTGTAAGAGAATCATCCCCGCCTTCCGCCAAAGCAGTTGAGATATCCTCAGTATATCCATTATTAATTACAACTAATTCTGTTCCATTATAAATCTTAATTTTTTTTGTGTTAGGATTTATATATAAAGTATTTAATTCTGGAGACTCAGGGTCAGAAGTTGTAAAAGAAACTTTACCTCCATAAAGTTTATCTCCGGTATAGACAGTTCCATCTTCAAGCCAATATATTGTATTAGCATTTTTTGAAGATAATGCACCATAATTAGCAACTGAAATTTTCTCTAAATTTAATTTGCCCATTTGTTATTTGCCCTCCTTAATCTTCCCAATTTTTCCATGATATTTCATCATCTAATTTAATAGGAGAGCCAACTGCTTCTCCATTTGCATAAAATTGAATTGTGTTAGTTTCCTCGTCATAGAAAAATTGTTTATCTATTTTATTCTCATTTAATTCATCTATTTGATTTTGTAAATTTGCTACAACATCATAAGATTCATTATCTTCTAAATCTTCTGATGATACATTTGAAGAAGGTCTTATATTAATAAAACAAGAACCTGTTTTGGTTAATTTGATTTTTTCTACATCTGAAAAGTCAAAAAACATGAACCAAAGCTCTACCTGACCGGCTTCCGCAGTCAATGTAGTTGTAATAGGTAATTCTGTTTTATATAAACCATAATAAGTATCTTCATCAAGTGTCATATATCTCATCTTTCCTGTTGTATCCCTCTCAGTTTCCGCATCGTACTGAGGTAATAAAACTTGTAAAAGAATTTTAGAATTTTCTATATTATCAGCATCTAAAAAACTAGGGTCTATTAAAAACTGAATTGTGTCAGCTCTGTTTTCTTTTTGATAAATAGTTCTAAAAGTAGTTTTTTCAAGAGTTTTATCTGAATTTACCAGAACAATATTATTCATTTTTATTTAAACCTCCTTTTATAAAAATAAAAACTATAGTATGAAGATAAAAGAATTTTGCCCACTTAAAAAAGATTTACTTGACTTTTAATAAAATTTTTATTATAATAAATTATACAAAAAAGAAAACAAAGAAAGGTTAGGTTAATGACAATAGAAGAAATAAATAACTTAATAGAAGAAAAATATAATATGCTAATAAGTATATATCCAAAAGAAACTATCTTAGGGGTATTTTATACTGAAATAGTTTATAAAGAATTTGAAGAAGAAAATTTGAAACTTTATGCTATTTATTTACCATCTTTTACGGATATGTGCAAGTCAAGTTTTTTTAAGAAGAAAATTAAAGGTGTTCATTTTATAGATATAAGATTACTTAATATAGAGAATCTTCCTTCTTATTATATAAAAGTTAATCCTATGTATGAAAACCTTTATCAAGAATATATTGCTAATGTAAAAGACGCTTCTTCTGATGAAATAAAAAATCATTTTGTTACTTTTATGTATGCTATTTTAAATCATAATAGTGTAAAAAAAGAAGAGCTTAAAAAATTTTTAGAGGGATTATCTGAAAAAGAAGAAAAGGCTTTTGACTTTATAAAAAATGAATTATCAGATGGAGCTGGAATAATATCCATTTCAAAGATGGTTGAAAAAACGAATATTAGTAGACCTGTTTATAAAAATTTAATCTCAAAAATGGAAATTAATAAAATAGCAGAAATAACTAATATGGGTGTTAAAGGAACTAAAATAAAAATTTATAATCCCGCTTTATGGAGGTAAATATGACGAAAATATTTCCAGTATCATCAGACTGTACTCTTGATGAAATAATCAATTTAAACAAAGTGCTTGCAGAGACTCCCCCAACAATAGTTGGAAACTCTTGGAAAATAATAGATATAGAATATAAAAATGATATGACTTTATATATTTTATCAGATGAAGATTAAAAGAAAGGTGTGATAATAATGGGAAGAACTTTTGCGCTATCAGATTTGCATGGTTGTTATGACTTATGGGAAAAGGTAAAAGAATATTTAAACGAAGATGATGTGTTGTGGTATCTTGGAGATGCTATTGACAGAGGTAGTGACGGTCTTGCTATTTTACTAGAACTCTTACGAAGAAAGAACACTTTCTTTATTAAAGGTAATCATGAAGAATTTCTTGAAAGATGTGTACCTGAATTAATTGTAGAAGGTTATAGCGATGAATACTCATTATGGGTATCTAATGGCGGAAAGGTCACTTGGGAATTATTATCTCAGGCTCCGGAGGAAACTCAGTGGGCTATTGTTAATAAAGTTAAAAATCTTCCTACTCGTTGTGATATAACTAATAAGAATGGTCAGACTATCATTCTTACCCATGCTGGTTTTAATCCTTTTTCATTTAAACTTGATTTCTTTAATGAAGAACAGCTTAATACTTTATACCTTTGGAGTAGAAATCATTTTGATACAAAATGGCAACTTGATAATGAAGAATATAAGAATGTTTATCTTGTTCATGGTCATACTCCTGTTCAAATTCATAATAAAAATGAAGTTGAAGTTTATGGTAATGGACATATGTTTAACATAGATATGGGAAGCATTTGGAGTAAAAAGACAGTTTTATTTAACTTAGACACTTTACAGCCTGAAAAATACTTTACAGCAATAGAAAAGATATAATTTAAAGTGAGGTGATTTATATGTCAAAATGCACAGAATGTGAATACAAAGATATATGCACAATGGAATCTTGCGAAGATAGTTCTTTATCAAAAAATAGAGGAAGGAAACGTGAGAGAGATTTAAAGTATAAGAATCACCTCAAAAAAATGGAAAAATATACACAAAACTGGTTTTATTCACCTATATATTATGTAGATGAGTATTATGTAGGGCGCGGGAGATGGGTAGAAAATCCTAAACCCTACTATAAAAGAATATATAGGGGAAAAAGAAGCCGTTATTATAAAAAACAATCTAATAAAAAAATTAGAAAATATAGAAATGAAATACATAAAGGAAGCTCTTATAAAAAGGTTTATGATTTTTGGTGGAATTTATGGTAAAGAAAAGGAATAAAAATGAAGAAAAAAGATAGATATAAATTAATTACACATGCAATCAATGATTATAAAAATATATTTAATATAAATTATGAAAGAAAAACTCTTTCAGAAAAAGATTTTCAAGAGCTACTATCTAAAAACAGACACTCTTCAATGTGTGAATGGTGTTATTGTTGTAGAGGTTTATATAATTGCTGTTGGCAAGAATTATGGGAAGAAGGAAATTGGGATTTAACTCAAAAAGAAGTTGATAAAGTAATTTCCTCTGTCTTTTTTGACCTTAAAAAAGATATTAAAAAAGATAAAAGAATGGCGGTTTATGCCACAGAAAAAGGAGTCTATGTAATTATTATTGCAAGAGACTTACCACCATTTGAGGCAGATTATATTATTTATTTTACTAATAACGTTGAATAGCGGAGGTTTCGGTTAAAGAGTATTATACCTAGAATCCCGCAGAAAGAGAGAAAAAAAATATGAGTAATGGAAGAATAACTTTATTAATGTATCTTTTCTGTTGTTTAGGAAGTTTATTTTGTGCAAAATATTCAGAAGGGAAACTTTTAAAAAGACTTTATATTATAGTAACAGTAATGTATTTTATATGTTTTATTTTAAATTTAATAGCTTTAAAAGGATAATCTCAAGGTATAACAGTATTATAACAAAAGGAAGACCTTTACATAATTAAGTTTAAGGATAAAGATAATTAATTGATTTTTTATAAAAAATAATATATATAAATATATGAACATTGAAAATAAAATATTAAAGGAGAATGTCTAATGGAAATTTTATCAAAAATCCCTATTGTTCCTATTGCTATTGTAATAGCAGTAATCTTGTTAGTTGTAATATTCTTTTATCTATGTTATAAGAAATGTCCACCTAATAAAGCTATGGTTATTACGGGACCAAGAGGAACTAAGACTATAATTGGTAAGGCTTGTTTTATAATTCCTTTTATTCAACGAGCAGATTATATGTCATTAGAGAATATTCAGGTAGATTTCACATCAAGAGATGAAATCCCAACTAAAGATGCTATTAATGTATTAGTTGATGCAGTAGCAAATATGTCTATTTCTAAAGACCCAGACATATTAAAGATTGCTTCTTCAAAATTTCTAGGCTATAGTACAGAAGCTATTCAGGCTATTGTTACTCCAGTTCTTGAAGGTAATATTCGTGAAATTATTTCTCAGACTTCTTTGAAAGAATTAATTCAAGGTGATAAAAAAGTCTTTGCGGAAAGGGTTGTGGAAAATGTAGCTCCAAATCTTCGTGATATGGGTCTTGAACTTACAACTTTTAATATCCAGAATTTTAAGGATAAGAATGGAGTTATTGATAATTTAGGTATTGAGAACACTGTTCAAATTTCAAAAGATGCTAAGAAAGCACAGGCGGCTGCGCAGGCTGAAATCGCCATAGCTCAGGCTCAGGCAAATAAAGAAGCTAATGAAGCAGAAGTTGCATCAGAGGCAGAGATTGCTAAGAGAAACACTGAATTAGCTATTCAGAAATCTGAATTAAAGAAACAGTCAGATATAAAGAAAGCTGAGGCGGAAGCTGCAAAGGGTATTCAGGCTGAGGAACAGAGAAAGGTACTTGAAATTTCAACAGCTAATGCAAACTTAGCAAAGCAGGAGAAAGAAATTGAATTAAAGGAAAGAGAAGTTTCTATAAAAGAGAAAGCTCTTGAAGCTGATGTAAAGAAAACTGCGGAAGCTCAGAAATATGCGGCTCAGCAGGAAGCTGATGCTAGACTTTATACTACTCAAAAGCAGTCTGAAGCAGAGTTGTTTGAAAGACAAAAGAAAGCTGAAGCTGAAAAGTTTGAAGCAGAGCAGTCCGCTGAGGCAACAAAAGCTACTTCTGAAGCACAGAAAATTGCTATGGAGAATGAGGCGGCTGGTATCCGCGCAAAGGGTGAAGCTGAAGCCGCAGCTATTCAGGCTAAAGCAATTGCTGAAGCTGAAGGTATTTCAAAGAAAGCTGAAGCTATGAAACTCTATGGGGAGTCCGCGCAGATGGATATGAAATTGGAAGCATTAAAGTTATTTTTTGAACAGCTTCCTGCTATTGCACAGGCTACTGGAGAGGCTTATACTAATGTTGACCGAATTGTTATGCTTGGAGGAGATTCTTCTAAGTTAACCGGAGACATTATTAATAATGTAACTCAAATTACAGAAGGTGTGTCAGAATCTCTTGGTATTGATTTAAAGGCTTTACTAAGTGGATTTTTAGGAGGTTCTCTTGTAAAAGAAAAGTCTACTGATAACACAGAGGATGTTTTAGAATAACGCAAAGAAAAGAGTGAACTATCAAGTTTACTCTTTTTTTATTTGATTTTTTATAAAAATTATATTATAATATATTTATAATAAAAAGTTGGAAGAAGGTTATAATAATGAAAAATAAAAAAACACAATTTTTAAATGCAAGTACAGCAAGAGAAATATCAGAAAAAAATTATAATAAAGCAATAGATGAATTTTTAGAAAAAACCTTATTTGATTTAGCTAAAGAGATTAAAGGAAAAGCTGAAAAAGGAAAATATAATTTAACTTTTTATTGGGATATGGATATAGTTAGATTAGATAATGATGAAGATATGACTACTTTTCTTTCAATGGTTAAAGAAACTTTAGTAGACTATGGATATAATGTTTTATATATAACTAATTTAAGTGTTTACATTGAGTGGTAAGGAGTTGATATTATTATGAATGAAAATGATTTTGTTAAAGAATTAAATGAATTATTAGTTAAATATAAAACTTCAATGATTGAAGCTAGGCGGATATATTCAAAACATAAAAGTCGTTTAGTGCAATATCATGAATATAATGATATTGTATGGAGTTATTATCATTATCCTTTAGGAAAAAATAATATATGCGGTTGCGGAAGTAATTGTTGTCATTATGAATATGATAAATTAGAGAATAAAATTTATGGAGTTTGTGATGGCTGTGGCGCAGAAATATATGAAATAAAAAAAGAATATATAGATAAAGAATTGAAAGTTGGTAGATGGCTAAGTAAAAATGAATAGGAGGTATAATAAATGGATAATAGTAATTTAGGAACAAGAATGAAAACTTATTATGAACAAATTCCAAAAACAAAACTTATGAGAAGAACTCCTGTTATTATACGTATTGATGGTAAAGCATTTCATACTTTTACAAGAGGATTTCAGAAGCCTTTTGATGAAGTCTTAATTGAATCAATGCAAGAAACAACGAAATATTTATGTGAAAATATTCAAGGTTGTGTATTAGGATATACGCAGTCTGATGAAATTTCACTTGTTCTTGTTGATTATCAAAAACTTGAAACCTCTGCATGGTTTGATTATGAAGTTCAAAAGATGTGTAGTATAGCCGCATCTATGGCTACTTTAGCTTTTAATAGGTATTTCGTAGAAAATACAAAGAATGAAGCTCTTGTTTTTACAGAAGAATGGTTAGAGGATGATGAATTTAATCCAAATTATAGAAACAAAAAATTGAGAGAGTTATGGTTAGTACATGATAAAGCTGTAAAAAAAGGTGCTATGTTTGATGCAAGAGTCTTTAATATACCAAAAGAAGAAGTTACTAACTATATCTATTGGAGACAATTGGATGCAACTAGAAACAGTATTCAGATGGTAGGTCAAGTAAATTTTTCTCATAAAGAATTGCAGAATAAATCCTGTAATGATATTCAAGATATGCTTATAACTCAAAAAGGTGTTAATTGGAATGATTTGCCTACATATCAGAAAAGAGGAAGTTGTATAGTAAAAAATTGTCTTATAGAACATTCCTATGAGAGTGGATTAGTAGTTGCTAAATTAAGAAATATTAATGAAAAAGAGTCAGCTTGGATTGTTGATAAAGATATTCCTATCTTTAAAGGAGAAGGTAGAGAATATATTGAAAGATTAATTTAAGATTGGAGAAATAAAGTGGAGAGAAAAAAAAGAACAATAGTAATTAGTGCTTTTCCTGCTTGTGGAAAATCATATATATATAAAAATTTTAATGGTAAACCATATACAATATTAGATAGTGATTCTAGTTTATATAGTTGGATTTATGAAAATGGCATTAAAACAAGTAAGCGTAATCCAGATTTCGTTGAAAAATATATAAATCATATTAAAGAAAATATTGGCAAAGTTGATTGTATCTTTGTAAGTAGTCATAAAGAAGTTAGAAAGGCTTTAAGAGATAATAATATTAAATATTTTATGGTTTATCCAGCTTTAGATATGAAAGAAGAAGTGCTTAATAGGATGATAAAACGTGGAAATGATAAACAATTTATTACATTTCAAAAAGAACATTATGAAGATTTTATTTCAGAAATTATTAATGAAAATATTATATTAGATAAAAACGCACCTTTTTCAAATGGAATTAAATATACCCCTTGTTTGGGAATTGAATTAAACAAAAAGACCCCATATATTACTAATCAAATGATAGATTATTTATTAGATGATCATATGGGGAATCCTAGTAGTTTATGGTGGAATTATTAAATTAATTTAAAAGGAGTGTATATGGAAAGAGTAAAATATTATTATAGAAGAGCATTAGGAATATTTTCTTTTAGCTTAATGAGAAATGTAGATAAAGAGTTAGGAGAAAAAATGTATAAAGAACCTTCAATAGAAAAACTTGAAAATTTTATCCTTGAAACTAAAAGACTTTTTCCTGAAAGTGCCTTTTATTATATTGCAGGTGTAGTTAGTATGGCACTTCGTCAAAATGCACAACTAAAAATAAATATATATAATAAAAGTTTTGCTATAGAAGGAGTATCTTTATTTGAAGATTTTATTTTTAAAGGAGAAGAGGATATGGAAGGAGATTGAATCATGGAAAGATTAACTGCGCAACAAGCAAGAGAAATTACTGATAGAAACTGGGAGAGAATTAGAAAAGAAACTATAGGAAATTCTATAGAGAATATCCTTTATGGAGTAGAAGAGCAAGCAAAGAAAGGCTTTAATGAATATATATATAGACCTGATGGAAAAGAAATGGCTTGTATGACTGAAATACAAAAAGAATTAAGAAATTTAGGATATGAAATATATCTTAGCACTTCTATTGTTTTTTTAAAAATATCGTGGTAAATTCTTTTTATTTGATTTTTTAATAATTTTTTGATATAATAATATAAAGAAATGATAAAGAAGGAGAAAAATATTAATGAGTAGATATGATAATGATACAAATGAAAATTACGGTGGTACTATGAGACAGAAAGATTTAGTATTAGCAACAAATGAGTTTGTATATGTTCAGGACAGAACATCTGGTTCTATTCGTACATACACAGGACCAACCATGTTGCCTATTTCTCAACAGCAGGCTCTAGTCGTTTTTGATAGTAAAAATAAAATATTTAAAGAAACTTCTGATTTTTCTGCGGCAAAGCAGTTATTTGTTTCTGCGCCAGAAGGTTGGTATGTTGTATTAAAGAATCCAGCAAAAGATAATGTACATCCAAATCCGGGTAGTGCATCTAATAATCCAGAGCTTGAAATTGGTAAGAAGATTAATATATCTGGGCCTGTTTCTTTCTCACTGTATCCAGGTCAGATGGCAAGAGTTATACAGGGACATAAGTTACGTTCAAACCAGTATCTAATTGCTAGAGTTTACGATGCGGACGCCGCGAACGAAAATATTGCGACTGTAGTAGATACTAAGGGAGAAACTATTACTACAAGTGAAAAATATTTTGTAGGGCAGCTTTTAGTTATAAAAGGCACAGAAGTATCTTTCTATATCCCACCAACAGGTATTGAAGTAATTAAGAATGAAAAAGATGAATATGTTAGAGAAGCAATTACTCTTGAAAGACTTGAGTATGCAATTCTTAAAGATGAAAACGGTTCAAAGACATACTCACATGGTCCAGCGGTGGTTTTCCCAAAGCCAACTGAAACTTTTGTAAAAGCACCTAAAGGAGGAGCTATCTTCCGCGCATTAGAGTTATCACCTATTAGCGGTATTTATGTAAAAGTAATTGCTGAATATGAAGAAGATGGAGTTAAGCATCCTATTGGCGAAGAGCTTTTCATTACAGGAAAAGACCAGATGATTTATTATCCAAGACCTGAACATGCTATGATACAGTATGATGGAAAGTATATGCACCATGCTATTGCTATTCCAGAAGGTGAAGGTAGATATGTTTTAAATAGATTAACAGGTGAAATTAAAGTTGTTAAAGGTTATCAGATGTATCTGCCAGACCCAAGAACTGAAGTTGTAGTAAAGAGAAAACTTTCTGATAAGGAATGTGAATTACTATATCCGGGTAATACAGAAGTTCTTACTTATAATAGAGGTCTTAGTGAAAAAGAAGCCGAAAAGAGAGCAAGAGAAGGAAAGACTAATTCAACAGATATAATTAATATGGCTTATGCAACATCTAATCAGGAAAAGACATTGGCAATTTTTGAAGCTAATTCAAATATTAGTCGTGGAGTTTCTTATACTAAGCCAAGAACTATTGTACTTGATACAAAATATGATGGTGTTGTTACTGTTGACGTATGGACTGGATATGCAGTTAATGTTGTTTCTAAGTCAGGTAAGAGAGAAGTAGTTGTTGGACCTCAGACAAGATTACTTGAATATGATGAAACTCTTGAAGCCGTTTATAATACTTCAGAAATGATTTCAAGTAGTACAGCTTTCCTTAAAACAAAGAACAATAAGATTACTGATAGTATTAATGCTAAGACAAAAGATTTTGTTGATGTTTGCGTGCAGGTAACTTATAATGTAGACTTTAATGATAAATATAAAAATAATTGGTTTACAATAAAAGATTATGCGGATTATTTAAGAAACAAGATGTCTTCTATTGTAAAAGATGAAATAAAGAAATATAATATTGAAGATTTCTTAGAAAATTCTGAAAATATTATAAAAGATGTTGTATTAGATACTAAGACAGAAAAATCTGAGGGCGCAATTTATGGAAGATTATTTACTGAAAATGGTATGGTTATCTCAGATGTTAATGTCACATCGGTACAAGTTGAAAAAGAAATAGCTAAGATTTTAAATCGTAAACAGGCTTCTTTAGTTGCACAGTCAATTGAGCTTTCAACAGCAGAAAAAGAAAACTGTATTGAAAAACAATTAGCTGTTTTCACTAAAGAAAATGCTAAAGTAAAGCACGAAGCTAAAATTTATGAATTAAATCTTAATACTGAATTTACTACTAAGAAACTTGCAGATGATGAAGCTATTGCAGAGACAAAACGTGCTCAGGAAGCAGCAGCCGCAAAAGCAGAAAGTGATATGCAGGAAGTATTAAATGCTATCAATAAAGAAAAAATTGCTAGACAGAATGAAGTAAATAATGCTAGAATTGAGATGTCAAAGAAAGAAGTTGAAATTGAAAAAACTAGAGAGGAAGCTTACGCAGCAACAGTTGAGAAGATTATGTCTTCAATAGGACCGGACCTTGCAGCATCACTTTCATCTAACGCTAATGCTGAAATTACTAAAGCAATTAGTCAGGCGGTTAGTCCATATGCTATGGCAAGAGGAGAAAGTATCAGTGATACAGTATCTACATTACTTAGAGGAACTTCAATAGAACAGATACTTAATAACTTAAATCATGGCGAAACTAATTCATAAATAAAATTTTTATAAATAAAATTAAAGGGTGGGAGAAATCTCACCTTTTGATTTTTTATAAAAAATATTATATAATATATATAGAAAATAAAAGAAAGGAAATGATATTTATGAGAGATAAAATGTATAAAAAATATCAGCATAAATTAAATAAGAAAATAAAAGAAGCAAATAAAAATCTTGAAAAAGATGCTGTTTTTCTTGGGAGATTTATAATTAGACAAAAAGAAGCTAGATGGGAAAGGTTTGAAGATGGTTCAGGCGGAGTCCTTCATACCATTCTTCGTGTAGCTGACAAAAAAACAGAATACTACAAAGATTATCTTTTTGACTTTTCAGATTCAGATTTTATGGATTGGGAACTTTATATGGTTATCCTTAATGGATTTATTATTAATGATTTGAATTTATGGAATAATGAGAAACCAAGAGAAGCAAAAGAGGATTGGACAAAAATTTCAATTAATGAAGAAATTTTTAAAAAAGGATATAATTTTTTCCAAAGATATAGGAGAGACTAATATGTTATTAAAAGATAAATTTAAAATGGGAGATATAGTTAAACTTAGAAATGGTGAAATCTGTATTGTATTTCCTGATAGTACCATTGAAGGAATTGGTCTTTATAGATTTCAAAAAAAATAGTTTTAGATTTGCTAAGCATGTTGATGAATATGATGAAACTTTAAATTCTAAAAAAGAATCTAAATTTGATATAGTTGCTTTTTATAAAAGTCCAACTTCATATCAGACAGTTTTGAGAGATACTATAAATTATTTAATTCAAGGAAGAATAGATGAAATAAGTATCCCTTGGGATTGGAAAAGAGAAAAGCCTATAAAAGAAATGACAATAGAAGAAATTGAAAAGACATTAGGATATAAAATAAAAATTGTGAATAAAAAGGAGGACTAATCTATGTTAAACAAAGATGGTCAAAGAGAATTAGCTTATGTGGCGGTGATTGAGGAAATAAGACCTATCCCAAATTATGATAGAGTTGAACAGGCGCGAGTAGGCGGATGGTGGGTTATAGTTAGAAAAGACCAATTTAAAGTTGGAGACTTAGCAATTTATATAGAAGTAGATTCAAAAGTTCCAGAAAAAGAACCTTTCATGTTTCTTGATAAGAGAAATTTTAAAGTAAAAACTTTAAAAATGTGTAAAGTCTTATCTCAAGGGCTATTGATGGCGCCTGAAGATTTTGGTTGGGAAGTAAAAGACACAGGTACAATAGTTACTCCAAAAGGAGAGTTTATTGAAGGCGACTTCTTAACAAAAGAACTGGAAATAACTTATGCGGATGCCGAGGATAATAAGCGTAAAGCGAACTCTGCAGATAAATATAAGAAGATGGCTCAGCGTAGACCTGACTTATTTAAGAAATCTTGGGCGCGCTGGATGATGAGACGCGATTGGGGAAAGAAAATCATGTTTTTCTTCTTTGGAAAAAAGAAGGATAGTAAGACTGCGTGGCCGGCTTGGGTAACAAAGACTGACGAAGAACGAGTTCAAAATATGACTTGGATACTAGAAGATAAAGAGCCTTGGATAGCAACAGAAAAAATTGATGGTACATCAACAACTGCAACTTACCGTAAGACAGGAAGAAAGAAACATGAATATTATATTTGTTCAAGAAATGTAGTATTTAATGTTCCGGGTAAAGAAAAAGAACAGTGCTACTATGAAACTAATGTTTATACTGAAATGTCAGAAAAATATCATTTTGAAGAAGTCCTTGAACAGATAGCTAATGAATATAATCTTGAATGGGTAACACTCCAGGGCGAGGTCTATGGGAGCGGAATCCAGAAAAGAGATTATAGTATGGAAGGACATGATTTTGCAGGATTTAACTTAATTTTCTCTGATAGAGGAAGATTAAATTCTATTGAAGCTAAAAACATTCTTGCAAAATATGGAATTTCTTGGGTGCCAATAGTGAATGAACATTTCGTTCTTCCTGATGATTTAGATGAATTACTTAGCACAGCAGACGGAAAATCTGAAATAGATGGTGGTATGCGCGAAGGTTTGGTATTCCGTTCTTTAGACGGAGCCCGCTCATTTAAAGCAGTTAGTAATAGTTTCTTAATAAAATATCACTAATAAAAATTTAAAGGGCTAACTATATGTTAGCCTTTTGATTTTTATAAAAAAATATATTATAATATATTTATAAGATAAAAAAGAAAGGTTGTGTTAATTAATGAGTATGAACAAAAATAAAACAATGACAATTAGTGATTTCTATTGTATAGAATGTAGCTCAAGAGGAATACCAATAATGCGGATGGCAGGAAAGGAAAGAGAAGCTGGACATCTAAAAAAACTATATTGTGTTAAATGTCAGAAAGAAACAAATCATGTAGAAATTAGACCTTTTGGTAAATATACTTATCAAGACTTTCTTTTAGAATTTAAAACAGGAAGATTTGTTAATGGACAGAGAGTTCCTATAAGTGAATTAAAAGGTTGTAAAAATTTAGAGTGTAATTACAATATGTATGGAAAATGTTGGAACGCAAAAGAAGATTATAATTGTTTAGAAAGAGCAAGACATAAGAAAGGAAATATATATTTATATGAGTAAATTAATTATTATGGCGGGTATCCCCGGTTCAGGAAAATCAACCTACGCCAAAGAACATAAAGGGGAAAATGATATTTATATATCAAGAGATGAAGTACGCTTTTCTTTATTAGAAGAAAATGATGATTATTTTTCAAAAGAAACACAGGTATATAATAAATTTATAGAAACTATTAATAGAGCTTTACAAATTGGAAAATTTGATGCTATTTGGGTTGATGCAACTCATATTAATAAAAAATCAAGAACAAAATTATTAAGAAGAATTAATCAGCCATATTCAAGTTTAGAGGCAGTTTGGTTAAAAACTCCTTTACAGACATGTTTGAATAGAAATAATCAGAGAACTGGAATTACAAAAGTTCCAGACCCCCAGATAAGAAGAATGAATGATGGTATGGAAGAACCATTATTTATAGAAGGCTTTGATAAAATAACAATAGTTGAATTAGATAAAGAAAATACTTATACAAAAGAAGATAAAGGGGTATTATTTTAAAGGAGGTTGAATTTATGGAAAATAAAGTTTGGCTCACTAGCGATTGGCACTTTCTCCATGATAAGGAATTTATCTGGGGTGCCCGCGGTTTTAAATCAATAGATGAAATGAATGAAGAAATAATTAAAAGACATAATGAAGTAGTTGGTTCAGATGATATAGTTTATTGTCTTGGTGATGTATGCTTAGGCGGGGGCGGCGCAGAAGTCCTTGAAAAAGCAAAACAGTTTATTGAAAGATTAAATGGAAAATTATATATCCTTAGAGGAAATCATGATACTGATGCAAGAGTAAAAATGCTTAATACGTGTAAGAATGTAGTAAATTGCGGAGATTATGCGACTTTAATAAAATGTGGCAAATATCATTTTTATCTCTCACATTATCCTACTTTGACTGCAAATTTAGATGAAGGAAAATCTCTATCTCAAATTATGATAAATTTATATGGTCATACGCATCAAAATACTAATTTTTATAGAGATATGCCTATAAACTACCATGTAGGAGTAGATAGTCATAATTGTTATCCTATTGAAATAAATCAGATAATTGAGGATATAAAAAATAAAATTAAAGAATGTGAGGAACAATTATAATGAAATATACTTTAACATATTCTAATTTTGATGAAGAAACAAAAGTTTCTACTACTACAATAAGTACAGTATTAGGACATTTTACAGCAACCGCAAAATTTAATCCTGAAGATAAGTATATATCTTCATACTTAGGCTGTTGGGTGGCAGAAGTAAAAGCATATAAAAAAGCTCTAAAAATGCAACGAAAGAATTTAATATTACAGCAAAAAACATTAGAAAGTTTTCAGAAAAAGCTATCCCAAAAAGAAAAAGACAGTTATGCAGTTCAGCTTGTTGAGAAAGAAATTTTAAATATATTTGTTGATATTATTAATATAGAAAAAGATATAAAAGATTTAGATGAAATTGTTGAAAGACGTCTTACTGCAAGAGAAAATAGTTTAGACATGTTAGAAAAGAAAAAACAAGGTCATAAATAATTAAATAAGTAATTATAATTTTTATAAATATAAAAGAAGAAGTATTTTAAATACTTCTTCTTTTATTAAGTAAAAAAGGAGAATAAAAGGATGGAAGGAGATTAACATGGAAAATTATATTTATTGTGTTATTATTGGAATTATAGTTGGCGCGGGCGCTGGTATAGGATTATATAATTTTATAAAATTTCCAAAAAATAAAAAGATAGCAAAGATTAAACAGTGGTTACTTTATGCTGTTGCAAAAGCAGAAGATACTTTTGGTTCAAAAACAGGTGAAGTAAAATTAAGTTTTGTATATGATTTATTCTTACAAAGATTTCCAACTTTAGCTAAATTCATTTCTTTTGAAAATTTTAAAATTTATGTAGATGAGGCGTTAGCCGAAGTAGAATCATTACTTAAAAAGAAAGAAGATAGTGAGGAAGAGGAGGAAGAAGAAAATGAGTAATAGTTCATTAGTTAGTTATACTAAAATTAGTCCTAATAAGACATCACCAAGAAATCATACTATAGATACAATTACAATACATTGTATGGCTGGTAATTTATCTCTTGAGACATGCGGAAAGCTCTTTGCAGATTCTAGTAGAGAGGCATCTTCTAATTATGGTATAGACAGTAATGGTAAAATTGCTTTATATGTAGATGAAAAAGATCGTTCTTGGGCATCATCTAATCGAGATAATGATAATAGAGCTGTAACAATAGAAGTTGCTAATGATGGCGGAGCCGATACGGGTTGGCATGTTACTGATAAAGCCTTAGCTTCTTTAATAAATTTAGTTGCAGATATATGCAAAAGAAATAACATTAAAGAATTAAAATGGCAAGCTGATAAAAGCTTAATTGGTCAAGTATCTAAACAGAATATGACTGTTCATAGATGGTTTGCAAATAAAGCTTGCCCAGGAGATTATCTATATAATAAACATAGTTATATTGCTAAACAAGTTAATAAAAAACTAGGAGTTACAACTTCAACGTCTAGTTCTAGCAGTAAAACAACTACTACAACAACTTCTACTACAACTAAACCAACAGTTGCAACTCCAACTGTTAAAAAAGGTAGTACAGGAACACAAGCAAAGTATCTTCAACAAGATTTAAAATATCTTGGATTTAAAGGAAAAGATGGAAAAGTTTTAAGCATAGATGGTGATTTTGGAACTAATTCAGTATATGCGTTACAAGCCTTCCAGAAGAAATATGGATTAACTGTTGATGGTATATATGGAAGCGCATCTCAAAAAAAGATGAAAACATTAATTAAATAAAAGTATAAAGGCAAGTAA